GATCAGCAGGGGCACGAAGATGCTCAGCTCCGGCGCGCGTACCTGCTGGACAAAGACGATCGACGACAGCTTATGAATGGTCTCAGTGATTTCTTTGGGTGCTTTGAGTGCTGCGAACAGTGTTGGAATGAAAGGGACAACGTCGTTGTTTTGGATGGTGTTGTACAGTTGCTCCAGTGCCTCGAGAGCGCGCTCACTCACCGCAATCTTTGCCTCCCACACCAGAGGCGTCAGGGCAGGCACGATGGACGGCAGTTGTTCACATATGACCCTCGGGAACCGCTGGCACAGCGCCGATAACGCCCGGCAGGCGAAGACGCGCAGCTGCCACGACGGCGGTGCCGCGGCACTCGCGCCGCCCCCCAGCTTGGCCAGCAGCCACGCCACAGTGGCGCGGCACCACGCATGATTGGGTTCTTCTTCTTCGTCTTCATTTTTGCCTTCGAGGCCCCGAACGCGATCGAGGAACGCGTCGAGCTTCGCCTCGGCGGCGGCACGCGTGTCTGCGGATTTCGACGAGATATCGGAGAGTACGGCTTCGTACTCGCCAATGTCGTCGAGTGCTGGGGCGGAGGGTGCGCCTGTCCAGCACATGTTTTAAGGATATGACATTGCTTAGGGTTTCTTTAAATAGCCCATGAAAAGCCCGAAAAAGAAGAGTTAGTACTTGATGCACGCCAGGAGCGCCACATTAACCGGGCGGTTTTCACTGGCGCCATTGGCATTTGGATTACCTGTGGTAAATGCGTGAGCGTGCGCTGGTTCAGTGTCTGTATAACGTGTTGCACTCGAGTTGTTGACTCCACCATCCCAATCTGCATATTTGCCTCCAGCTAATGCAGCATAAACCGTAAATGCGTGATTATGGGCACCTGCATTACCAGTTGTACCGCTATGCGTATGATTAATCACAGCATCTTGCTGCGCACTTCCGAATACACGCCCTGCGTCAACCCCTGCACCGTCATCATACCCTCGCAAGAACTGACCTCGCAAATCTGGCAGGTTAAACGTAGTCGAGCCGTTACCTACGCCGTGCGTCGTTCCAATCGCAGCGAACAGCTTTGCGTACGTCGTTCGCGAGATGGCCGCGCCGTTGCACTTGAGCCATCCCGTCGGCGCCGTCGACCGCGCGAAGAAGCTCACCATGCCGGCAAACGTCGGCGATTGAATGTCTGCGTTTATGAAGTACTTACCAGACGGATACGACGCATATGTACCATAGGACGCAAGCTCTCGCGAGGACACGGTGTAGCTGCACGCTGCATCACGACCATATCCGAAAGCGAGAATCTTCGAAATGGTAACGGGTGCTGCGGTTGCGCTGTTGTTCTGGAAGAAACTGAAGCGATAGTACGGGTAGGATGACGCAGTTGGCAAATCATACGTCTTCGTCTCGCTTGCCGACCAGGTGACATTCGAAACACTGTGAAGAGCGGGCGTTACCCACGTAGAGCCGTTTGTCGAACCATGAACTTCCCATTTACGCGGTGCCTCGGACGTGCTGGACGAGGCGGTGATGGAGTACTTCGATACCGGTATGTTAGACAGGTTTGCGGAGGGGTAACTCAATATGACGTAGGCGGGCGGTGACGTGTCTGTGTTCGATGTGAACGCGCTGTTGGTCGACAAGGCGGATGCCGAGGTCAGATCTAGTACCCCCGATGGGTCAGCTTGGTTGTATGTCGTTGACCTTACCAGTGTCATAGGTACGGCATTGGAATCGATGGTTACGCTGTAGATGTTACTATGTGTGTGGTTGGACAGTGACACAGAGTATGTGCCCGTGTTGTAGTCCGCGTCGGTGGACGCAATGGTCGCTCCCGTGGACACGACCGTTGGGGCGTAATTGGACAACGTGGTGGAAATGGTGGTGGTATTGTCGTACAACTTCCAGTCATGAATCGCCACCGCGTTCTTGTTCGAAAGGGAGGCTGTTTGCGTGCCTCCGGTCGTCGTCTGGACCACAAGACGGTAGTTGCTGAAGCTCAGCGTGTTCGCAGCAAGGTTGTATGCCCCAGTATTGACGTTGTTCACGACTTCGTCCAGGATGGTCCATGCACCTGTTACGAGCCCGTTAGTGCCATGGACACGATAAGACCTTGGATATCCGGTTGAAGCGTTACTGAGTGTCGCAGTGAGCGTGTAGCTTGTAAGACGAATGGTGTTGGACATGGTTATCTGTATCCATTCACCGAGGGTGTTGCTTCCGCCCGTGTTGGACGTTGTAGCTGTGCCCGAGTAACCCCCGTTGTTGCTATAGGAAGAGGTTCCAAGCGTCGCACCGGATAGCCAACAGGTACTCGTATTATTGTCAAATGCCAGATAGGCACCCGTCGCCAGAATGGTTCCGTTTCTACTGGAGTCGGCCGCGAGGTACCAGCCGTTACCGTAGAGATTACCGGTCAAGTTCACGTTAGAGTTGGTCATAGCATTTGGCGGGTAGTACGCGTTGAGTGTAAAATTGCTCGTCGTCAGCCCCGTATATGTTGTTCCTAGGTTCGAGTATGTCACCGCCGCTGGCGGGTATGACCCCGTGAAGACCGTGTAACAGGAGAGAATGTTGCTATTGCTACCAATATTTTCAATGTGTAGGGCGGTCGCGGGTATAGCCGTTCCTACGCCAACCCGGCCTGTAGTCGGATTAATTATGAGCGTGTTCGAGTTTACGCTCATTGACAATATTGGTAACAAAAGCCCGTCAAATAAGTCGGTCGTCACTACTTTCAAGAAATAAATTATTTGCTACCGAAACGGCGCCCATTCAGTATTTGATGCAAGCAAGCAGAGCAATATTCCTTGGGCGGTTCTCAGATGCGCCATTGGCATCTGGATTGCCGGTGGTAAAGTCGTGGGCGTGCGCTGCTTCATAGTCTGTATAAATCATTCCGGTGTTATCATACTGCATTTGTCCGAATGACCGTAATGATCCTCCCGTATTGTCAGTAGCTATGTTTGTTGCGTGGTTATGGCGGCCTGCAGCGGCCGTTGTACCGCTATGCGTGTGATTGAGTACTGCGTCCGCTTGTGCCGAACCGAATGCGCGCCCGCTATCAACTCCGCGGCTATCATCCCATGAACGCAAGAACTCGCCGCGCAGGTCTGGAACATTGAACGTTGTCGAGCCATTACCCGCGCCATGCGTCGTTCCAATTGCTGCGAAGAGCCTTGCATACGTCGTTCGTGAGATGGCCGCACCGTTGCACTTCAGCCATCCCGCTGGCGCCGTCGACCGCGCGAAGTAGCTCACCATGCCAGCAAATGTTGGTGATTGAATGTCTGCGTTTATGAAGTACTGCCCAGTTGGATACGACGCGTGTGTACTATAGGACGCGAGCTCTCGCGAGGACACGGTGTAGCTGCAGGCTGCATCGCGACCGTATCCGAACGCGAGCATCCTTGAAATGGTAATAGGTGCTGTGGTCGCACTGTTGTTCTGGAAGAAACTGAAGCGATAGTACGGATAGGAGGATGCTGTCGGCAAATCATACGTCTTCGTCTCGCTTGCGGACCAGGTGACATTGGACACGCTGTGAAGAGCGGGCGTGACCCATGTCGTGCCATTTGTCGAACCATGAACTTCCCATTTACGCGGTGCCTCGGACGTGCTCGACGCGGCTGTAATGGAATACTTTGCGACCGGCATGCTCGACAGGTTTGCGGAGGGGTAAGTCAAGATGACGTACGCGGGTGGAGACGTATCTGCATTCGATGTGAATGCACTGGTGGTCGACCAGTTCGTAACCGAGCTTGCATTGAGCAGGCCCGACGGGTCCGCTTGGGTGTACGTCGTAGACTTAGCCAACGTCATGGGCACGGCGTTACTATCAATCGTCACGCTATAGATGTTGCTATGCGTGTGGTTGGATAGCGCCACGGAGTACGTGCCCGTGTTATAATCTGCATCAGCGGACGTGATGGTCGCTCCTGTGGACAGAGTGGTCGGCGCGTACGTCGTCAACGACGTAGAAACGGTGGTCGTGTTGTCGTACAGTTTCCAATCATGAATTGCGACCGAGTTCTTGTTACTGGACGTACCTGTCAGCGTGCCTCCGGTGGTGGTCTGGACCACAAGACGGTAGTTGCTGAAGCTCTGCGTATTGGCTGCAAGGTTGTACGCACCCGTGTTGACATTGTTGACGACTTCGTCGAGAATGGTCCATGCGCCTGTTACGAGGCCATTGGTGCCATGGACACGATAAGACCGCGGAGACCCTATCGATGAGGTGATGAGCGTTGCAGTGAGGCTATAGCTCGTGAGACGCATGGTGTTGGGCAGCGTGATCTGCAGCCATTCGCCAAACGTGTTGCTTCCGCCCGTATTAGACGTAGCCGTTATGCCGGTATAACCACCGCTATTGCTGTAAGAGGATGTCCCCAGGGTTATTCCTGAAACCCAATAGGTTGATTGATTATTGTCAAAAGCCAACCACGCGCCTGTGCCTGAAGCAGTTCCGCTTTTGCTCGATTCCAGCACAGTATAAGTACCATTCCCGTACAACAGTCCACTGTATGTATTTATTCCGGAGCTACTCGTTATTGGAGCAGGTGGGTAATATGCGTTGATGACAAAGTTGCTTGTCGTCGATCCCGTGGTTGTTCCCAGGCTCGAGTACGTCGCGGCGGCTGGCGGGAAGGACCCAGTGAAGACCGTGTAACAGGAGAGGATGTTGCTGTTGCTACCGATATTCTCAATGTGTAGGGCGGTCGTGGGAGCAACTGTCCCTACGCCAACCCGACAGGTGGTCGGGTTGACTACAAACGCATTTGAGTTTACGCTCATTGACAATATTGGTAACAAAAGCCAGTTCAGTCAGTAACTAAGATGCAAAAAGAAAATATTAGATGACCAAAAGACGCTGGTAATTCCGTTTTAGGGCGCAGCTGGCGTTTCGTTTGCAGAGCCAGGCAGTCGCGGCTGCTGTGGCCAAACCACCGACGCGGGGTCGAGGTCGCCGTTCGCATCCAGTGCAGGCGTCTGGCCTGCTGGCATGTCACGAAGCGCCTGGAAGTAAGCAGCCCATTCCGCCG